CATGATATTGTAAAGCATAACCCAAAAATAATTATTGCAGGGCATAACCAAGTACAGAATAAAGCATGTCCAAGTTTTGACGTTCCTAAATATTTGGAATCAATTAAAATACCTGCTTTTAACATTGCTAACTGGTCAAGCAAACTAAAGATATGACACAAACAGAAAAACACCGATTAAGGCGAATTTTGGAATACAAAAAAGGCTATTGTGACGCGCTGCTATGGATTCAAAATGAAGAACCTTATGATGAAGAATTAGAACTAAGGATTGACATATATTTACATAAAATTGAAGAACTTGAAAACAAACTGAAAGGACATGACTAATGAAGAAAAAAAAGCGGCACTAATCGCTAAAGTTGGTGAGCAAAAAGTAAACGAATTGACGCAAAACATTTGGTTATTATTAGGGTCGCTAAAAGCTGCAAAATATGCCATTGCACAGTTCGAACCAAACAAGCTAAAATTTGAAATGAAAAAGCGTTTTTTAGATTTGCGTTCAGCTATAAATCTATTTGTTAATACATTTGAAAAAGCTGCAAATCCCGATGAACGCGAATTGTTAAATACTACTTCTTATGAGAACGTTGGCGCGGTTGCTGAATTGATAGCCATGGCAATAACATTACCTGAATCGCAGATTGAATGGTATTTAGATGAATGCAAAAAATTAACTTATGTAGCTTTTAATAAATCACAAAATGAACTGTGTAGCGATAGCGGTGAATAAATTGTTTCCTAATTTGGATACCAGCGAATTTCATAATAGAACTTTAGGCGTTGGCATGGGAGATATTCAACGCATGATACCTACTGAATTATCTGTTTGGCCTGTTTATTGCAACCATTACAAATGCTTAAATTTTGACTTAACAAGGCAGCTACCTAAAACGAATGATTATATACCTTTATTTCTGTTTCATTCGCAAATGAATGATAGGTTTAAATTGCATTGTGAGTTTGCACTATGGGATAGAAACACGGTTGTAGTTAATGACATAGAACACGATGCTGATGAATTTTTTAAGCGTCACAAAGTAGTACAGGTTGCAGCGTTAATAAAATTTGAAACACACGAAATACTGATAGCTAAGAAATGAAAGATTTACCGACATTTGAAGAAACTTTTGAACGCCAATTATTTGAAGCGGGCGAAAACAAAAAGTTTTATAATAACGGCTATATAATAGTAAATGAACTTTGGCTTAGAAACTTTCATAAGTTAGCACAAACAGAAAAACCGCTGCATATCACTACGCAACGGCCTAAGAACACATGAAAACAAAAGAGCAAAACAGTAAATTATTCGCCTGCAGGTTTATCGCTTGCAGGCTTTTTTAATATATCTTTAGGGTTAGGAATAAAGCCTTTAAAATAACCGATAATGTCCACGCCTGTAGTTTGTGAAACATTTTCGAATATTGATTTTAGCTCAATGCCACAAACAAATAAAGCAACGTAATAACTAAGCGTAAATTCAAGGTCAAGCATCCAGGTAAAAACTTGACTTGAAATAATTGCCAAACAATAATCATTCATTTTTGAAATGGTTCTTCTAAAACCGCGCGACTGTATTTTTTCTTTTAATGCTTTTGCTTTTCTAACGCCTGTTAAGAAATCAACTAATAGTAAAAAACTGAGGCAAATAATAAGCGGCTTTAAAATAAAAAGTTGCTGTTTAATTTCGGGCAAAACTTTCATAAAATAGTTAAGCGAATCAGCTGCAATACGTAAAGAATCTGCGGTAATATTCAGGGAATCCATTATGAGATTTTAATATAGCGTGAAACAATAACAGCGGTTGGTGTACCAATGAAGATATACCACCACGGCAGGGGAACGAATATAACAAAGAATGTAAATGTAAATAGTGAAACCCATGTACCAAAGCAAATAGGGCAAGCGCCAAGCATTGACCACGGGTTATTTTTCATATTGTTTTCGACATCATTATAAACGTGTTCAACTTGCTGCAAATAGTCTTTGTAAATACTATCGGCTTGTTCAGCTGTTTTATTTTCAAGTTCACTTTTTAGCTGAATATCACGTTTTATTTTCCAAGCGTTATATTTAGCCCACACGCGGTTTTTTTCTTTGTCTTCGAAGTCTAAGTAACGTTTAGATATAAACTTGCCGTAAGCGGAAAATATACGCCCTGTATAGTATTCGCCCTGCACAGGTGAACCGATGCAATAATGCAAAAACTTAATTATGCAGGCTGCAAATATAGATAGTGTTATTAGTGATAGCATATTAGTCTATTGGCGGAAATGGTGGCGATGGTTTTGGTTTATATTCTATCAAAGGTAAGGTTTTTACCCACATAAATTGAGGATTAACGCAAAATTCCATTTCCTCAACTGAAATTATCCATTGGTCGAAGTCATCCTGAATTGGGTTGAAATAGCTGTCCTCATCGTAAAGCTGACCGACAAGCTCATTCTTTTGCGATTCTGTTAAAAGTCCTACTTGTATCATACTTGTCTTCCGAGTGTTGTTTGAAATGTTTGTATAGCTGTATAATAATTTGTCATTTCAGACGATAACAAAGGTTCACCATAAAATGCAAAAGCCAATTGTTGTGTACTAAAATTAGAAATAATGCCTAAATCATTATATGCACCAAGTGAAAATGTATTTACAGTTTCAGTAGATAAAGTGCTTACAGTTGTAGAACCAACTAAAATTGTTGAATTATTATTTACATACCATTGTGTTGCTGTACTTCTTGAATGACCAATTAAACCTGTAACCCCACTAATATTTTCATTCCTATTTCCTGACCTAATATTTGAAGTAGTAGGCAATGTATTAGTTACTCTAATCCAATAAATACCACTTCTCAATCCTGTTGATACTTCAGTAGTATTTACTGCAAAAGTTGGATTTGTTCTTAAATAAACTCCATAAGATTGTAAACCTGTTGTTGTTACATCATCTGTATTAAAAAATGTATTAGCGTAACCATTTGTACCATTTGGTAATGCACCAGTAGAAGAATGCGTCCAACCCCCATTAAACACAAGTCTGTAAGCAGCATCTAAATCACGTGGGTCTTTTAAATTCCATTTATGCAATGCAGCCGTACCACCAACAAAAGGATAAATAGCTTTCATTTTAGTCCAAATGCTTGCTGCTTTCAAATCTAATACAAGCTGATTGACAGCGTTTAAATTTGTAGCACCTGTTAAGCCCGAAGCTGTGAAAAACGCCTGAGCATCGGGGTCATAAGCAACCCCAAAAGAATAAGGATTTATTATCATCTTGTTCCGATTAAAGTAATTTTAAGACCAGTTGCTGTGCCGTTTCCGATTTGGTCTATATCAATTGTAATTTCAGCATCGTCTGTTAGTGCAGATGTTGTAATAGTTGCAGCTGTTGCGGCCGTTACGCTTGTTTTTTCTGTATTGTCAATTGTCAATTTAGTGCCCAAAACAGATGTGCCGCTTTGATTTATGTCAACAGTAAAAATAGAACCCGATGCCTGAGCAGTTGTTAAACTTGCGCGAACACTTGTCAATGTCATTGCGTGTGGCATTCTGAAGGTCATTTTAGCCGTTCCCGTTGTCAATGCTGTAGTTTCATCCGATGCAGCAAGTTGTATCTCGACAGCTTGTCTTGTATCGTTCTCAAGGTGTAGCAAGATGTGTCCATCTACTGCGCTTTTCTTTGCGCAATATCCGATTATAACTATATAATTAGGTGATGCAGGTTTAACATTTGTAATTGCACCGGGTGTTGTTGTACTGAGATACAAAATATCACCTTCAGTAAATGCGTTTGTGTTTAACCCGTGAATTATTCCGTTAATTGCCACAAATCCATTGCTACTATCTGCGATGTCTTCAGCAACAATACCAAACGCTGTCTCGCTATTTGCAACGCTGTCTGCTTGTGCTAAGTTTATACCAACAAATCCGCCTGCTACTCCAACTACCTTTACAACGCTGCCCTTACTAATCAAAGAACCGCTTGTATTACGTGCCTTAACTACTAATTGCTGACCAAGTCTATTGATTAAACCGCCTTGCAAACCTAAATTTAAAGTACCATCTGTGTTATTCCACGCCAATTCACCAACACCAACTGAATGTGCTGCTGCTGTGTCAAAGTCTAAGTAATCCAAGTCTATAATTCCAGCATTTGCCGAATTACCAATACCTAAAACACTTGCTAAGTCTTGTGAACCACCGCCACCACTAACTACAAAAAAAAAATCAGTACTTAGCAATTGGGCTAAGTCTGCACAATCACCCGAAAAAGCAATTGGTGCAGCAGGTACTACTTCCGTATTTTGAACTGTTGCAGGGTCGATGTATTCAACGCTGCCATTGTCTTGAACAACTTTAACGCTGCCGTTTACGTTACATTCAATTTCTACGATGTCAGGGCTAAGGCTGTTAATGAAATCGCCCGAAGTCGAATCATAAATAGCTACATTGCCGTTTGCGAGTTTTACTATGTCAATCATTGGTTAATTATTATTTTAGTGCTAAATTCAATACAATCATATTCAATTCCATTAACTTCAACTTTAACAATTTCGCCGTTAGGGTCAATTATTTGTCCTGTGTAAGTGTAGTTTTCGTTTAGATTTGTAAGTGTAAAAATAACTGTTTCACCATCTACAACAGTTGTACTATAATAAAGAGAAACACTACCAAAACTAAGTTGCAAAACCCAAACGCCTTCCGTTAAAGCATCTACAACAATGCCCGTATTATAAACAGCATCGCAAGCGTTAAGACAGCCCAAATTTAACGTATTTTCACAACAATTACAACAAGCCATATATATAAAGTTTAATTTTTTCTAAAAAAGGGGGTATTTATTCCAACCCCCTACTAATTGCCTAAGGTAGCGAAACTTGGCGGCATAGTAAATCTTAACATATCGTGAACGGTTTACACTTTTCAGTTAGTGCAAAATCATATCGTAATTCAAAATCTAAGCTAACTATTTGCATAAGGCTTAACAGCGTTTTCGGGTCTTTGCCTGTTTCAGCGGCGTAAACAGTCCACGGTAGTATTTCATTACTTACCGGGAACAAACGCGGGTTAACTATAGCATATTGCCATTGTATGCCTTTAAAATTCGCACCGTACAGCGCAAACTTAACCGAATCTAATAACATACGCGGGTCAGCGCAAAGATGCCAAAAAACTAATTTAAATGGAACACGCACATCCAATTCGATACCACAACTTCCGCGCTTAGTATTCGCTGCTTTTCTTGTTTCCGAAACAATACCATTAGTACGGATATAATAGCCCGTTCGCGCGGTGTCTGTGATGCCAACATAGTTTCGTGTGCCGTTTTGTGTAACATTCAAAGTAACAACCTGACTTGAAGTATCTTTGACAGCAATGCCATTACCGTTAACGTTTACATTTACGGCTGCCATTGCAGTATCAATCTGTTTAATTAGTTCGGTTATTATATCTTGTGTTACGTACATTATAGTAAATCGATTTCTTCAAGTATTGCTAATAATTCATTTCGTGCGGCCGTTTCGCCTAATTCGCGTTCATCTGTTGAAACGGTTGAAATGTCTTTGCCAAAACGCGCTTCGTTACTTTCCATTATGCCTGCTAATTCATCATTCGTATAAGTAATAGCGCTATTCAATCCACTTTCAGTTACTTTAATACTTTGAAATAATGAACCGCTAAAATTTAAATCAACTGTTTCAGATTGTCGGCCCGTTAAATCCCTTAACTGTCTATAACCTTGTGTTAAATACTTTGTTTTGTGCGGATTGCCATTTTTAAAAACAGTATTCCCATTTTTACCTTCGGGCTTTATGCCGCCTGCTGAAACAGTTGTAAGGCTTAATGGATTTATATAAAATGGGTTTACTGAATATTGACCTATTGCACTACCACTTGAATCTAAACCGTTTAAAAATATCCTTTGTTTATATTCTGCAATGACTTGAATAGCGGCAACCTGAGAAATTCTACGGGCCGTATTGTCATTATTTACAACTTCTGATAGTATTTCTAAGCGTTCAGATAAAGTCATTAGCCTGGGAACATTGGATACATTCTCAATCTTGGTTCACATCTATAGCAAAAGCGGTCAGCTTCTAATAGCTGAATAATATTATCAATTTCGTTATCTAAAGCCTCAATGCTTGCATTCTCCCATTCACCTATTTTAACATTTGCCCATTCGTTACCGTGTGTTTTAATTAGGTTTAAACGGTTATTAGGACTAACCCATTCTTTTAAAATTTGCACGCCTGTTTGATATAAAATTGCCATGCCTAAACGGTCTAAAAACTGACAAATAATATCAGTATCTACACAATCAACACGTACACACGCGCCCAAATAACCCGATTGTGAAGCGCTAACACCGTTCCAACCCGTAACATCTAAAACAGTATCTCCACATGGCTTGCAGTTTGTTGCAGCGTTGCACGTGTACAGATAAGGCGCTATATTAGTAGTGTCAATAGTTACTAATAATACATCTTCTTTAAAATATTTTTTAATAAAAATGTGCATTTCCGTATCTGCAAAAACAGTAACAGCCTGACTAAATAATATATTGCCTGCATAATCAGTTACGTAAATAGTTGTATTGCCGTTATTTGTTGCCTTAAATTTAACTGAATCAATAAATATTCTACTTTGCGGGCTATCTATCCACTTCTTAGATACTTTTATTCCACGATTTACAGCTACGGGAATATCAGAAATACTTGAAACGCCGCAAACAGCATATTTTGAACCGATACTATTTAGCTTTATACCCCTTGCATTTAAAACAGCTTTCAAACGTTTTTCAACTACATCGGCTGCAAAATACATTTTTTCCTGTACTGTCAAAGTAGCAGAAATAAGGGCCTCAGAACTAACAGCCGCGACATTATTTATAGTTAACCCTTCAAGATTTTCTAAATAATATCCCGAAGTCGGTACTGTATCTTCAGGATAACAGCCGTTCAAAGATATGATATAGTTTTCTAAACAAGTAGGTGTATTAAGATTCAGCATCTAATTCAGTTTGTTTTTTACGACCGCGTTTTTTAGGCTTTTCAGTTTCAGTTATTTCTTCGGATTCAAAGGTTTCATTGGCTTCAGCTTCGATAGCTTCGGGTTGTTGGTATTGTTGTACATTTTCTTCTATTTTAATTACAGATAATAAACCATCTGAATAATAAATATCTTTTGGAAAATCATTTTGCTTTACAGCCTTTTCAACAGCCTTGTTAATCTTTTCGCTTCCTATTGTTTTCTTTTGTGTTGAATAGTCGAATAAGTAAACAACATCTTCGTTATCGGTACGCTGTACATTTATAGCGCCGTAATATTTGCGAATTATTGTTAATGCTTGTGCTATCTTTTTTGAATAGTTTACCATGTGTTTTTATTTTAAAAAGGGGCGGTTTCCCGCCCCCGAATCATTAAAACTAAATTGTACCGTTATAAGTATCGTTACATGCAGCGCTATCAGTTATGATAAGCTGTGCAGAACCTGTATTAGTACTTGTTGTGTAGAAATTGCTATAAGTTCCATAAACATTTGATTCACCTAAAATTTGTGCATTAGGTGCACCGTCAAATGAGTTAGAATCTAAAACCCAGTCAAGGTTAGTAAGTGTCGCACCTGTTGAAGGCGTTGAAGCACTATAAACATTGTAAAGTGTTTCAGTAGAAACTGTAAGCGCAACATCTGTAGTTGTGGCAGAAACAATAACAACCGATGTTACAGTAGCATTAGTTAAAACATAGATTGTTAATGCTGTTCCATCCCAACCACCTGCAACTGTGTAAATAGAACCTACACTTGCAAGTGCAGCCTGTGCAGCAGCTACAAAACCATTAGCTCCACCTGAAGTACCTGTATCAAAAGTACCACCAACTGAGAATGGTAAGCCGTTAATTTGAATTGCAATAGCATCAGTAACATCAACTTCAATACCTTCAAATTGCTCAACTTCAACTTCTCTTGAATAGAACAAAGCACTACAAGCTACATCGCAAGCATCAGCAGATTCGCAGAAAGTTGCATCAGTAGCAACAGGTGCACCTGCAGCACCGCAAGCTGGTTCGATATCGCAGTATCCTGTGTCAGCACAAACAACTTCATATTTGAATACATCAAGTACACCATCAAACAAACAATCGTTAACAGCCCAACATTTAGGCATACCAACTACGGCCCAATTAGTAGCGAATTGGATGTATAGTTCGATTTCGTCGTTACACTTAACGTAGCTCATCACTACATCATGCTCAATGCCTAACCAAGGGTCAACAACTGTAGTTCGCATTTGGTCTTCAAAGTCATAAGTAAACTGACCTTTGTTCTTTGCGTAAGTTACAAGTTGAAGCGCACCCGGTGCCATTGCGATAATTTCGTTAGTATTACCAAGTGCAGCAGGTAGGTTAGTATCGTAGAAAATTGAACGTGTAATGTCAAGTAGTGAGGCGTCAAAACCGTTATCATTACCACTTGCAATTGCACGGGCTTTACGGTATTGGTCAAGCAAAGTACCACCAATCAAAATCATTTGTTGTTCGATTTCAGCTTGTTTGCGGTCGCTATCTAAGATAGATTCACCAACAGGGTTAATACCCAAACCACTTGAAAGGAACAAAGGCAAAGACTTAGAAGTTACAGCAGGGTCAGCACAATCGCATTTAACGAATGAACCAATAAAACCGTTATTAGCTACAACAGTAGAAACTTCTTTTCCAAGTCTGTTAATGTGATTTCTTAGAACTTCATTAACATAGCTGTTTTGATAATCGGCGCGGCTTTCTTTGATACAACGAATTAACTCATCGTCAATCTTAATTTTCTGTGAAACTGTTTTATTTGTAATTTCAATTTCATCATAAAGCGGCTTAACAACATCGCCGTCTGTTGGGCAATATTCAAGTGAAGTTGCATTAGATTCAGAAAGACGCGGGAAAAAACGGCGTGAAACTTTGTAAACTTTACCGTTACCTTGTTCAACAGCCTGAACGTTACCGAGTTTAACCTGTGAAGCGGATTTATTAGCAGCTGAAACAAGCAATTGCAATAGTCCGATATTTGGCGATGGCATGGAGCGCATACCGCTGTTATTATTCAGCGATATGTCTATAATTTTCCACGCATCAGCGAGTTTTATAGTTGACATTTAAAGAATATTAAATTTTGAAAAATTGTTTTTTGTTTGGCATTTTCCACGCTGCCAGCGTTCTGTTTTTTTTCTGTGCCTTAGCACCTTATTTTGTGAGAGGTCGTTACTGCAAAGATAAAAGGTATTTTTGTAAAATATTTTATAATTTTTTTATAGAATTAT